TGTTGTAGTCCTCCTTTGACCGAGACTGGCTCAGGTTGAAAGCTTCGTTGGTGCGGGCTACTGACTTGTTGTAGTCAGCGATGGCATATCCCTGGGACCGGTTGAAGTCCTCGGTGTTGCGCCGCGCTGCCTTGTCAGCGTCGCGCTGCAGCTGCAGCCGGGCAACGATCCTGGCCTTGTCCTGCGCCTGCTGGTCAATCAGCCCTGCCCTGGCTGCCTGCTGAGCGGCGATACCGGTAGGGGAGTTGCCTGGATCGACGTTGGCTACCGCAGCCATCCGCGCAGTACGTGAGGTGCTCAGCTCAGACGGGGTCATCGACTGCTCTTTGAGCGCGGTTGCCTGGGCAACCTGTGCCTGGTTGGCCTGCGCCTGGACCTGCTCCTTGGAACCCTCAGGCATGGAGTTGATGGTCTTCTGCAACGCCGCGTTCAGCCCGTTCAGGCTGTCGACTGTCTGAGAGGCGCTGCTGCCCATCTTGGTGTTCTCGGTGACGTAGGTCTCCGCTGCCTTCTTGCGAAGTCCTAGGTCCTCAGGAGCTCCCATTGCTGCCTGGGTGGCCAGGCCAGTCTTGGTCTTGTTCAGGTTGGAGAACAGAGTCCCGCCGACATAGTCTCCGGCTCCGTACAGGACGGAGGAGGACATGCCTTTCTGCATCACTGCCGACTCAGGCCCTCCCTGGGTGTCAGCGTTGTAGGTCTTGCCGAACTTCTTGGGGTCACGCATAGCAGCGACCTTGCTGATCGAGCCACCTGACTCCTTCCACTCATTTGATGTCACCGGCGCTGCGTTGTCAGTGCCCAGCAGCTGGTTCAGCAGCTTGGAGGACGTGTCGGACGACGCCTCTACGCTGCCCTTTCCCTGTATCGCCTTCTGCAGCTTGTCGGCACTTGCGTACTGCTGCTGGTTGGCGTACTTGACCCCGTACAGGTTGGTCTGCACGTCCTTGGCCGCGGCTACCTTCTGTGCCTCGGTGGTGATGGCTCCTTTGGCCTCGTCACTCAGGTTGCCCATGTACATGGCGCCGCCTGGCTCAAACGCAGCCATCACTCCGCCTTGTACCGTCTTGTTGCGGTCACCAAAGTTGCTGGCCTTGCCAAACCAGCCCTTGATCCCGCCTTTGCCCTCGGAGTTGTTGACAGACGCAGTAAACGCGTCAGCCTGTGCCGTCGTCGTGCCTCCGGTTTGGGCACCAGGTGCAGCGTCTGCAGCATGCACAGTGCCGGCAGGCAGCGCGGCCATGACAGCGTTTGCGTCGCTCTCGCTCAGCGTCTTGAGCAGGTCTACCCGGACAGCCCCCATCTCTTTTGGGGTGTACCCGGTAGCCGACCCGGCAACGATCTGAGCTGCGATGTCTTTCGGCTTGCCGACGTAGTCGTGCAGTGACTTGCCACCCTTAGCCCCGGCCTCGAGCTCGGCCTGGGTCATCTTTCCGGTCGCGCTGGCAACGCTCATAGCAGGTGTGGGAAGTGGAGCAGGTGCTGACTGCTGGACGGTGGCAGCAGGAGCGGTAGCCATACCGATGGACTCTCGGTAGGTGTTGATCATGGAGTGCACGTCGGACTTGGTGTAGTCCGTCATCGCCTGCTGGCTCTTGCTGGCATTTTCCATGATCTTGGGAAGAGACAGCATCCCGGCCATCATTGCTGCCCCGGCAGGCCCGCCAACCAGTCCCAGCGCTGCGCTGCCAGCACCTTTAAGTGCTCCAAGACTGCCCTTGATGCTGTCCATGCCTACAGCTTTAAGCGGCATGAGTGCCATGGATCCGGCTGCCTTTGCAGTGGTCCCCAGCGCCATCGCAGCAGCCTTGGCAGTACCAGCCAGGTTAGCCGTGGACTTACCAGCTGCATCAGTTGAGATAGATGCCTTGAAGATCGAGTTTCCGAAGGCCTGTAGCCCTGCAGTGCTGCGTCCTATCACCCCGGCATCTGACTTGTTGTAAGCCAGCCCAGCTGCCTCTCCTGCACGCGCAAACCCGGTAGACATGCCGACTTTCTCACTCTTCGGCAGGGTCTGGTCAGTCTTAACCTCCTGACGGATCTGCTGTGGGGTAAGACCTCTTCCCTCGGCCTGCTTGATCAGCTCGGTACGAGCATGGTCGGTAGCTTTCTTGGCACCCCAGACTTCTTTGCGCTCATCAGCAGGCAGCATGGAGTTCTGAAGGGTTGCTCTGTAGGAACCAAGGATTGACTGCGTCGTCCCGAAGGCAGCGTTCTTGGCAGTAGCCCACACCCTGCCGGCGCCGACCGGACCTCCTGCTGCCTTGATGTTCGCCTTGACAGTGTCCTTGGCCATAGCCTCGCCAAGACGTTCCTGGTTCATCTGCGCGCCGGCAGAGTGGAAGTCGTCTGCCGCCCTACCGCCGCCTGTAGTGATGCCATCTCTGTCAGTAACGAACGGCATCATCACAGGACCGAGCTGACCATTGCCGAAGTTCATCCGCTGACGGAAGGCTTCTCCCCGCTTGCTGTCCTCGAAAGCTAGGGTTCGCTTCTCATAGATCCGGTTGCCCCGCTGCTCAGCCAGCTGGTAAGCCTTGATGTTGGCAGGACCGGCAGGTCCAAGTCCGAGGCGTCCGTAAGGCATGGCCTCCGAGACGTACTTCGGATCCATCATCCGGTTGGCCGGAGCGCCGTAGCTTGCTACCCGGCCCCAGTCCTGACGTGCTCCAGCAGCCCGCCCTGCTGCGGCACCAACTACCGGGCCAGAGGTAAGTGCCTGCCTGCCCAGCGCGAAGGTAGAAACTGGTCCCAGCAACTTCTGCAGGGCTAGCAGGCTGAGCCCTACTCCTACCACTGCCGTAGTTGCAGCCTGACCTACTGGAGAGTCGGCTACCGCACTTGCAGCGCGTACCGGAAGAGCTAGGACCTTGCTCAGCCCGGTCAGCGGAGCCAGCAACGGCCGGCCCATCGACTCCCCCAGCTGCTGCATGGTGGACGCCAGCTTGATAGCTTCGCTGTTAAGGCCCTCATAGGCGCTCTGTGCGGCCTTCTCGGTGGATCCGGACCCATACGCCGCAGTTGCTGTCGCAATGGCTGGACGCAGCCCTCCTGAGGACGACAGGGCCGTCAGAGCCTTCATGGTGCGGACGCTGTCCAGGCCCAGCTGCTCAAGCAGCCTTGGTCCGGAGGATGACTTGGAGATGGCCTCAGTGACCTGGGTAAGCGCCTCTGCCGGGTTGGTCTTGTAGAGCGCGGTGAACTGCTCTCTGGTCTTGCCGACTGCTGCGGAGTAGATAGCCAGCTGCGGGCTGCCCTCACGTACCGAACGTGACATGTCGGTAAGCATCTTGTTGACCGCGGTGTTGGCGCCGATACCATCCTCACCAAGTCGGGCGAACGCCGTGGAGATGCCAGCGATGCCGGTTGCCCCGATGCCTGCAACGTTGGCCATCGGGGCGATGTTCTTGGAGAAGGCCAGGACACTTGACGCTGATGCGCCGAACGTGGCCGAGACGGTGGTCACCGAGTCTGAAAGCGCCGTGTACCGCTTCGGGTCCAGGTTGGTGTTGCCGACTGCCCTGGAGAAGTCGACCATCCCGGTGGCGGCGGCACTCAGCCCTGTGCTGGTAGCACCGGCGAACTGTGTCGTGGTCTTTGCCAGTGCTGAGATCTGCGACTCAGATCCTTTAGCCGAGACACCCATCCCGGTGAACTGGGCAATCAGTGCCTGGGCTGCATCGTTCCCGACAGGAAACTCCCTGGCCAGCCTGTGGCCGGCATCGGCAAGCTTGTTGACGCTGATCTCGGTGACCGAGCTGATCCCGCGCAGACCGCCAAGGGACTGCTGCATCTTGGCAGCTTCGTACGCCATGGCAGACCAGGCACCGATGGCTATGCGCTTGGGGGTGATCGCGGCCATCGCCCGGTCTACTGCTCCGGTGGTGCCAACCAGTCCGGTGAACGACTGGGTGAGGGTTGCGTTGGCCTGCTGGATCTGCTGGGAGCCGGAGAGATAGGCGGAGGTGTCCATCCCGACATCTATGGTGATGTCCTCGCCACTCACAGCAAGCTCCTCTGCCGGTGAGGCCGCTCGGTGCCTGATGCAACTTTGCGAGCCATATCAGCGCGCATCCGCTCGGCGGCTGCTCGTGGGATGAGTCTAATGCTCATGCCCTTGGTCTTCGGTGCATCTGCGTCGTCAGAGAGCACCTCGCGTCGCATACAGCCAGGACACATCATCCTGATGGCCTCGTAGGCGTCGGGGTCCTCGTCCCACTCTGCCTGGCTGGATCCGCACATGTTGCAGCGTGCTGACTTCTCCATGGCAACCGCTGCCACCTTGGCGCGATCCTCGGCAGACCAGCGGTCTAGGTAGTCCTGGTAGGGGATGCCGTGGTCGAAGCAGTACGACGCCTCAAGGTTGAAGGTCGGGTCGTACCTCAGTCTCTTTCGCTGAAAGGGACATCAAGTCCTGCGTTGCACACGCGCAGGGCGTTGATGAACAACGAGGTGACCTCTCCGCCACTCCAGTCCTCGTTGGTGTAGAGCTCCTTGGCCTGGTCATAGGACAGCATCGGGATGACGCTGACCGCAGAGATCAGTGCCGGGGCAAAGGTCTCGAGGTTGTACGCCGCGCCGGCGGTCTTGTCCTTGCTGGTCGGCGGATGGGCTGCCTGCAGGTCGTCGTAGGCCCGGTTGGACAGGGCCCGGTAGCGCATCGTGAGACTGATCTGGTCGCCGGAGTCGTCTGCTGAGTAGACGGTGAAGTTGAGCACCCGTCTGGGCTTCTTGTTCAACGCCTCGAAGGTGGCCTCGCCGGCAGACTTGACCGCCTTTGCGGCCACCTTCTCGACATCCTCAACAACAGGATCGCTTGTGACCATCATCTGACCTTCCGCTGGGTAAAAGTGCTAGCCAGATGATGGTACTGCTAGCTGACGACTGCTGCCTCGTTAGGGACAACAGGGACGCTGCAGGTCAGGGTGAAGGTCTGCGCGGTGTTGGAAGCCAGGGCTGACGCCGTGCGGCTGGATACGTTGACCGGCCAGACCTCGATGACGTTCGTGGCGATCGGCTTCTTGCCTGCTCCGGTGCCGCCGAACCTGCTGATGTAGAACACCCCGGAGACTCCCTTGGCCAGCATCGTCCAGGCGGTGTCCTGGGCGATCACAGAGTCGCGGTACATCTCCGCGGTGAAGGTGGCCGTGGTTGTCCCGGGGATGGAGGTCTCGAAGGCTGACTTCAGCTTCGGGATAGGCACCACGTTTCCGGTCGAGCTGGCGTTGATGTTGATGATGAAGTCCGTCAGCTCGGTGGCGCCGCTAACCTCTGCGGCAGTCGGGGTCAGCAACGGTGACACCGGCATGGTCGCAGAGAAGCCGATCCAGCAGTTTGCATTCGGGATGAGCGTGCTCATGATGTTCCTTCTCAGGTAGCGGTGATTACTGCGGCTTCGTTCGGAACCACAGGCACGCTACAGGTGAGCGTGAAGGTCTGCGCCGTGTTGGACGCAAGAGCGGATGCGGTACGGCTGGACACGTTCACCGGCCACACCTCGACAGTGTCTCCAGTGGTCGGTTTCTTGCCGACACCGGTCCCGCCGAAGCGGCTGATGATGAAGAAGCCGCTGGCAGCCTTTGGAAGCGTGGTCCAGGCCGTGTCGTTCGCCGGCACCGAGTCCCGGTACATCTCAGCGGTGAAGGTGGCTGTCGTGGTGCCAGGGATCGAGGTCTCGAACGCGCTCTTGAGCTTGGGGATAGGGACGACGTTGCCGGTGCTGGAGGCGTTGATATTGATGATGAAGTCTGTCAGCTCGGTAGCGCTGGTCAGCTCGGCAAGCTTGGGGATCAGGGCTGCCTGGGCAATGTTCGCGGCCCAGCCGATCCAACAGTTCGCATTCGGTATGAGCGTGCTCATGGTCGGCCTTCCTTCGTCGGTCTCCGCTATGGAGATCGTAGTGGATCAACTAGTTCGTGACCGTGAAAGCCACAACGACACGGCATCGGTGACGCTCCAGAACGGAGGATCAACCGCTGTGTTCATCACCGTGGCTCCAAGCTCTGGCACGTCAGCCTTCTGCAATCCCCAAAGTACGCCTCGAAGGGTGAAAGACTCCGGCAGGCTCACCACGGCAGCACGAGCCCTGTCAGCCACGTCATCGGCATGTGCCTCGTTGCCACCGCTGCTGCCCAGCTGGTAGGCGCACTTCCAGCTCATCATGTTCCGTCCGATCGGGTCAGCCTCGAGCAGCGCGGCCTTTCCGGTCTTGACCACGGTGTAGCCGACGAAGTTACCGGTGCCCGGCTGCCCTGTGCTCCAGCCTCCCTCAGGAGGAGCAAGCCCCCGGCCGACGAAGATGTTGTCAGATGACAACACCGACACCAGGTGGGCAACCAGCGCGCCAGTCAGCAGCGACCTGGCGATCGGCTCAGTACTCACGGCTTGCTCCTGGTGATGATGTCGTCCTTGATCTGCTTGGCCAGGTCAGCCTTCTTTGCCTCAACCTGCTGCAGCACCATCTGCTTGTACTTCATCGCCTGCGGGCCCTTTAGCCTGATCCGCGCTCCGTTGGCCGTGCGGACCACCTTGATCTGCAGCGGTGACGCCTTGGTCATGCCAACGCGGCCGGCGTTGGAGGCGACCCGCTGGAGCATCTCGAAGACAGTGCCGATGTCAGCGCTCTGACCAGCCAGCCTGATGTTGGCGACAACCTGCTCTGCTCCGGAGACCTTGACGCTCACGAAGTACCCCAGTTCCGGCTCGGGGAGATGCCTACACAGGACAGCGCGATAGAGGCAACGATCCGCCCTCCGACCGGGACATCGGTTATCCGGAAGAACCGGTTGACCATCCCGTCGTCAGGAGTGGTGATCACCTGCAGCACGTCGTCGATGCGGATGTGTGGTGAGTTCTGCGGGATCTTGATGGTGGTGCTGCTGTAGTAGGTCGGCTCGTCACCCAGGTCCATCTCCACAGACCCGGTGGCCGGCGGCACCCCGGCCATGCCTGAGTAGATCAGCTCGGCAGCCCGAGGGGTGTACAGCCTGGTCGTGTCATCGAAGAAATCGGCAGCCGGGCGCCTGATCTCAACCGTGGAGTTCATCGTCGACTCGGCAACCTGCATGCCCATCTTCTGGGCCAAGCTCAGCGACTTCATAACCGCAGCACGGATATCGCTGGCCTGCATCAGCCCCACAACCCGTTCATGACCTCGTCAATGCCGAACTCGTGGTAGCTCATCCCTCCGAAGTCCTGGCTGCCTGCCTCGCTGTTGTCGTGCAGGCCCATCCCGAAGCGCAGCGGGGCCATGGACCAGTCAGGACGGCTGCCGATCAGCAGGTTGTCCAGGTTGACCGAGGCAATGGCGCCGTCCTTGTACTGCTCACGCAGCCGGATAGCGCTGGTGTGGTAGCGCTCAGCCAGCGTAGAGGTGTCTACGGACACCCCGTCCGCAGAGACGTTGACGATCCCGGCGAACTTTCGGCTGACCACTTCTGCGGCAACCGACGCCACGAAGGTCAGGTCGTCTACCCGGAGCTTCCAGAAGTCGATCAGCCACTGGATCTCCTCGTCCTGCAGCAGCTGGAAGCCGGTGTCAGTGTCTTGCAGGGTGAAGCGGACCTGGTCTACGTCTGAATCAGAAGGGTCACCGGAGTATGTCCAGGACAAGGTGCTCAACCCTCCTTGGTGAACTCCGCGAAGGTGATGAACTTCTCTCCGGGCTCCACCTTGCGCACACGCCTAGCGTTGACCCATGACTCGATCCGCGGCCAGCCGCCGGCGTCCGGAACCTCTACCCCTGCGGTAAGGGTGAACTTACCGAAGGGCAGAGGCTTTGATCCGCAGACGTATGTTGCTGGAGCTTTTGCCTTGGGCTTGGCGCTCAGCACGGAAGAGTCCAGCCGCTTGCCTCGAGTTGCTGCCATCACAGTGCCTTGCGAGTATTCGACGACACATCCGTAGGAGTCGGCGTGGTCAGCTTCGTCTTGCGGAAGAACGGGTCGAAGTTCGGGATGATCCAGCGCCTGGACAGCAGCGCCGAGGCGTTCTTCAGGTTCTTCACCGTGGCGTTGGGAATGACATCTCCCTTGGCATACTCCTTGACCGCGTCGGTAGACGTGCCAGTGACTGGAGGGCTGGCTGATGTCCCGGCGTTGCCAAGGTCTGAGTAGGTCACCGTGGCGCCGTCGCTGATGGCTACCACACGCTTGTTGTAGACCCCGGTAGCGGTGCCCCGGTAGATCTTGTACCCGGTAGCACCAGGAACCACGGCCCAGGACAGCGCCTGGCTTGAGGTGGCTGCCATGACAGCGGTCACCTCGTTGGACTTGACCGTCTCGTTTCCCTCACCGTCAGTGGCGGTGACAACCCAGAACACAGAGCCGGCGGTGAAGGTGCCACCTGTTCCTGAGGTGGTCCCTTTGACCAGCACCGGAGTGGCCAGGGCGGACTGGTCTTCACCAAGCCGCAGAGGCCGTCCGGCTGTGAACGAGGTAGGGATCCTCGTCCGCTGAGTCATGGTTACGCCACCGCGGAGGTGGCAAACAGACCCATGTCAGGAGAGACGACGTGCATGTCGTAGGTCTGCTCTGCCTCGATACGGTCGGAGACGATGTGCTCCATCCGGAACTTCTTGACCTTGATGCCCTCGGAGTTGCCACCGAGGTAGCCGCTCCAGGTGAAGGTGTAGCCGGCGGCCGGGGTGAGCAGGGACGGCGAGCTGGGCGCGTAGGCGAACAGCACAGCCTTGGGGTCACCGATGAACTGGAACGTGTTCAGCGCATCCTGCGCCTTGGCGTCCGGGATCTGCGGGCCCACACTCTGGGTCGCGTAGGTCACGAAGAGCTCGTCGATGTCGAACAGCGTGGCGATCAGGTCCTCGGACACGATCCCCTTCTGGGTGTACTTGATCCGGTCGATCAGGTCCGGGTGCTGCTTCAGCGCCTTCATCACATATGCGCCAAGGACGCAAACGTTCGGGGCGAAGCCGGTCAGCTGGCGGAAGTCGATCTGCCACTGGGCTACGTCACCGATCGGGTCGGAGGACGCCTGGTCCCACTGGAGGAACTGCTGTCCGGTGGGGGTGGCCGCAACGCCGGTCTTGTTGGTCTGCCATACGCCAGCCTTGAAGTACGCAGATGTCCAGTCGATGTCACGCTTCAGCAGATGCTGGTTGGTGACGAACTCGGTGGCATCCCGGTCGAGGTTGAAGTTGGAGTCCGCGTTGGCGCGGATCTGGTCGTCGATGTCCTTGTGGACGCCGTAGACGTGGCAGAAGTACTGGTCCGTGGTCTGCGTCCAGCCGACACCAGGGGTCTCGGTCGAAGGCGCACGCCGCTCAACGTCGGTGCGACGCCAGTCGGACTTGGAGTACTTCCAGTAGAGGTCACTCTGCTTGGTGACCTTCACCTTGGGGAAGATCTTGTCAGCGATGTAGGAATCGGCTGACTGCATGTATGCAACGCTGACGTTGGTCAGCGGGACATTGACATGGAGGTCGGCCTGAGTGGGGCTTGGCATTTCGTTATCTCCTTCTCAGGCTCAGAGCTTGAGAGCCGGGACAAGGGAGCCGACGACTGACGACCCCTCCAGAACCATCCATTTGCCTGCCGCGCCGGAAACTCCGCGACCCTGGCTGTCTGGAACAAGGTGCTGGCCATAGGTGACTGCAGCGCCGATCATGATGTTGGAGACGCCGAAGATGCCGATAGTGCCGGCCATGCCAGCGTTCTGTGGCTTGTTCTGCAGAACGCCGGTCACTTCGTCACCTGCCGCCGTTGCCAGGCCTACCTTGCGGTCTGCTACCAGCTTCACGAAGCAGTACATCTTGCCGTAGTTCGGGTCGGTGGACCCGGGCATGCCGGCGATGCCGGTGTAGAACCCCAGAGTTGCGTCAACATCCAGGGTGATGGACTTGAGAGCCTCGTCGTAGGCCATTGGTTATCTCACTCCTCAGCGGTTGTTGCGCTGGTCGGCCTCGTACGCGTCATACGCGTCGGGGTTGGCTGAGAACAGAGCCGTGACGGCCTGCTCCTGGGACAGGCTTGAACCTGACTTGACGACAACCTCGCCTGCTGCGGCGAAGACCTCGGAGAGCGCGCTGCCCTCGTAGGTGCCGGAGTAGCCGATCTCGTCGAAGTAGGCCTTGTTGATCGTGCCCATCGAGGAGAACAGCCGGTCAAGGGTCTCCAGGTCCTGCTGAGGCAGCGTCTGGGAAGCGCGGTGCATGATGCCCGCGATCTCCTCTGGGTCTACCGGAAGGTCGTAGCTCTTGGCGAGCTCGCTGAACCCTGAGGCCTCGCGGTCCTCCAGGATGCCGGCGACCACGTCTTCAAGCTCCTCGTTGCGCTTGGAGACCTCTTGGATGGTGTCCATGGCCTTGGCGATGACCTCGTTGCGGTCCTCGTCGGTGAACGCCTTTGACAGCGACTCCATCACCTGGTCTCCAAGAGATGCGCTTGCTGTCCTTCGCTTGCTCACCGGTGCTCCGTTCTTCCCCACTGCCTGCTGGAGCTCCTGCTCCTGGTCGTTATCGTAGGCCTCGTCGCCCTCGACGGAATCATCCGACTCGTCCACCAGGAAAACAAACTCGTTGCCGGTCTCGTCATAGACGAAGTCACCTGGCTCGAGCTCTCCTTCATCGACCTCAACGCCTGAAGCGTCATAGACAGCCATTACGTCCTCCTGACGTTTTGCGATGGCAACTTTTCCATATTGGTTTGCTGGCCGGTCAACAAGGGATACCTCGTCGATCTCCAAACCTGAAAGCCTGTTGATCTTGCGTCCCATACTGACCTCATCTTGGTTGTTCTCATACTCTCACGGTGCTTTTTGAGCGAGACACGCCGTTAGTACATCCGCTCACCTCGGCTAGGGCCGGACGGCATGTTGGAGTTGCGCGCCAGCAGCCCTGCACCGCCGGCAGCTCCTGCACCGCCAGCACTCCAGGCAATCTTCTTCTTGTTCTTCTCGGCCCACTGGGCAGGCTTGCTGAGCAGAGCGTTCTCGGCATGCTGGCCGAGCTTGGTCTCCGTCATCGGCTTGTGCAGTCCCTGGACCATGTTCATCCGGGATGACCTGCTCACCACCGACTTGATAGCAGCAGGCGCAGCCTTGTGCAGGCTGTACAGCCCGTGCTGTCCGCCGCTCTTGGGGCCGGTGAAGCGCTGGAGCTCCTGGCGACGTGGCCTGGCGCCCGGTCCTTTGATGTGAACCAGCTTGTTGGCATGGCTGATGTGAGCGCCGGTTGGCACCAGCGCGCTCAGCCGCTCTGACCTGGGTACTGGCAACGCCACCGGGTAGGCCTTGCCGAAGACAACGACCTCCTCGAAGGGGTTGACCAGCGATGCAGCCTTGAGTCCGTACACGCCGTCCTCCTCCTGTCGTTTCTTCTTGTTGTGCAAGTATGCAACTGTTCCTGCGGTTGCCCCGGTAGCGGCGAGTATTCCCGCACCTACCTTGGTCTTGGTCTTGAACTTGTGTGGTCCTTTGACAGCCGCTGCTGCGGCCGGGGCTGCTGCAGCAGCTGGTGCCGCTGCTGGCGCTGCAGTCTTGGCAGGGCCGGCAGTAATCGCCTTCATCTGGGCCTGAGCCTTTGCCTCGACCACCGGTGCCAACTGCTCCTTGACACCAGGCTGGGCCAGAGACTTCAGGTCCCGTGTCCTCTGACGCTCGGTGTTCATTGCTCTCTTGCCGCGGGCCTGTGCTGCCTTGTTGCGTCGCGGCTTGGACGAGTTGGCCATCCATACCCCGGCCTTGGTTACCTCGCTCATGACCAGGCCTTTCCGCGGGCATGCGTGCTGTTGTACTCCTCAGCACCGCCTACTCCCATAGCAGCGGTTCCACCACCGATCTCTGCAAGGTGACGACGGGTTGCCGCTATCGTCTTGTCCTTCTTGCCGTTCGGGTGCTTGATCGCGCCTCGCACAGCCTTGGTGTGCTTGGCCGCGCCCTTGAGCCCTATGCCTACGCCGATCGCGCCTGCCCCGATAGCGCCTGCCTGGAACATCCCGGACCTGCGCTGCCGGTTGTTCTCCGGGTCGTAGTAGCGGTCAGCCTTGTCAACGCTGATCTTGTCGGCTGCACGGTCCCTGCCGGTGGCAACCAGGTGCCCAGCCTGGTTTCGCTTGTCGCTGACGTAGCCCTTGGCCCCGCCTGGGTAGTTGCCTAGCTTGGTGCCGGCATATGACCCGCCGGCCGCGCCGGCAAGTCCGACTCCCGCCGCTACGCCAACCACCCGCTTGCCGTGGTGGCGCACCATCTGGGCGACCTCTGGCTCGATCTTCTTGGCTGCTTTTTCGCCGACCCGGTGACGCAGCGCCTCTGTCTTGGCACCCGGCTTGCGCAGCTCGGCTAGCTTGGCCTGTGCCGCACGGCCCTTGTCGGCAGCCTTCTTGGACCCGGCCTCGACCTTGCCGGCCAGCGTGGCTGCCCTGGTCAGGCCATGGTCGATCTTGTCCCAGGCACCCTTGCTTACCGGGACCTGTGAACGCTTGGAAAGCTCGGACTTCTCATCGACGATGCGTCTGCCATGGCCGCCGTTCACCAGTGCGCTCATTGGTTCACTCCAGGGTGAATGTTGATCTTCAGGTTCACAGGTGAGTAGCCGGATCTGCCCTGGTTACGAGCATGTCCTAGCAACAGCATGCCAGTTGTCGTGGCAACTGCCGGACGAATCGCCGCAGGCACCTTGTTGACGGCCGCGTTGACCGCTCTGACCTGGCGCATCTGACGCTCACCACGGGCAGTACCTCGAGCCAGTGCTCCGTATGCGCTCTGGGCCAGCCGGATCGCATCAGCAGTGGTCCTTGCGTCCTTGCTGGTGGCCCGCTTCAGGCCAAGCCCAAGTGCGCGTCCGAGCATCGGGGAACGTCCCAGCCCGAAGCCGACCAGACCAAGTCCTGCTCCGGCGGTAAGGATGCGCCGGCCGGTGTGCTGACGCTGCTGGACGAACAGGGCCTTTTCCAGTGGTACAGCAGACTCACGCGCCCAGGCCTTCGTAGCCTTCCGCTGCTGGTGCTTCTGCGCGGCGCCGATGGTGGCCAGGCCTCCGGCCACTCCTACCGCACCGGTGGCAAGGCTGCCGGTGGTCCCGGTGTGGGTCCACGACAAGGTCCGCTTCATCTTGGCGCCTGGCAGGTCGGTGGGCATGTTCCGGAAGAACTTCCGGTAGCGCTGGTCGCCGATCTCTGCGTTCTTCGGAAGCTGGTGCTTGGGCGAGTTCTCCCGGTAGTCCTTCAGCCTGGCCTTCAGCTTCGGGTCTGCCTCGATCTTGGTCTTGGCCTTTTTGTCCCAGTGCTTGATGTTGCCAGCCATGTGATAGCCGGCTCCGGTGGCAGCTCCACCGGCAATACCAACGTCAGCGTCATGGTGGGTGACCGTGTCAAGCTTCTCCACCGGTGCCTTGTTCGGCTGTGCGCTGGACCTGATGCCGTACCAGAGGGCTGGCACTGCCACTGCTGCGCCAGCACCGCGAAGCCTGCCCTTGCCGGTCTCTCCGATGATCTTCTTGGCCTGTTTTACCTTCAGGTTGCTGACGACCCGTTCCTTGTTCTGGACCAGCTCCTGAGCATGGGCCTTGACCTTGGCCTTGTGCTCCAGGCTGGTGTACTGGGTCTGGTTGCCAGGTGGCACTCCACCATTGCGCCGGTCGCGTGCTCCTTGCCTACCGCCAGCCGGGTGAACATAATCCTTCTTGGGACCGTTTCCCCCGCTTTTCTGGCCCTGGTACGGCGTCTTGTGAGGTGACGGCTTGGTTGCTACGTAGTTGTTGGTGGCACCCTTGGGCATCTTGTCCCGAGGATCGGCAGCAGGCATCCCGGCCCTGGTGAACCCGTACGGCTTGGAGGCGGTAGTGATCTTCTTGTCGTAGTGCCGCTCATGGATCGCGTTGATCCGGTCGCCAAGAGGGTGGGCCGCCGTGCCGACATAGGCAGCTCCGGCACCAACAGCAGTCAGGCCGTACGACCCATGGCTGTCCCGAACTATCGGCTTGCCGTTGCTGTCCCGGTTGAAGGCCATCAGTAGCCCATCAGCTCATCAACATCCTGGGACTTGCGCATGCCCTTGCCATGGATGCTGAACCCGCCACGGCCGCCGCCAGCCTCACCCTTGCGTACCAGAGACCACTCGTTCTCGTCGTGGATCTTCATGCCGATCCACCAGCCGCGGTTGAAGTCCTGCGGCAGGCCCATCTTGGCTACCTTGTCATCGGTGAAGACCATCGACTCGACGATGTCTGCCACCTTGACCGGCCGGTCGAACGGGTCTCGGGTGTGCATGGCCCCGCCGACCCGGGACTTCAGCATGTACTCGTACGCCGCGTCCTCCAGGTCAGCGGTGTCGATGTAGTCGCCCTGCTTGTCGACTACCGGCTGTCCGTTGAACTTGGACACCGAGGCCCATCCGAATGCCAGGTGCTTGTCGTCGTCGAACTTGGAGAAGGTGCCCACCCACTCGATGTCAGAGGCATCCTTCTTGACCGCGGCTGGCTTTGCCGCAGCCGGCTTGGCCGTAGTAGGCATGGCCTTGCCCTTGGCCGCCGCAGGACCTGCTGCCTGTGCTGCTCCGGCAGGTGCCCCAGGCAGTGGCTCGGTGGCTACCTGTCCGGTGGCCTGCAGCTTGCCGGCGATGTTGCCGCCCTGCTTCTTGGTACCGGCTACCACGTCCTTGAAGTCAGGCAGCAGCCCGGTGGTCAGCGGCTTGAAGGCAGCCGCCTTGGTCCCGAGCTGTCGTCCGGTTGGCTTGAGCTTCTTCTTGTCGAGCTGGGAGAGGGTGCCTCCGATAGCAACATCACCGACGTTGTTCAGCGTGTGCAGCCCGAGAGCTCCCATCGCCAGCCCTGCGCCGACTTTGCCCTTCTTGGCAGACAGACGCATCCCCTTTGGCATGGACTCGGTGAGCTTCTCGCCGGTGGCGTACAGCTTATTGGCCAGCTTGCCGGCATCTTTGCCCTGCAGCCGCGGGTCGTGCATGGCGCTGCCCAGCGCAACCGTGCCAGATCCGATGCCGACAGCGTTGGAGGACCGCTCGAAGATCCCGCGCGCCTTGGAGCGCTGGCCCTGGGCATGCACGTCAGCCTGGTCAGGGCTGATCTTGACCACGGTCTCCCAGATCACGTCAGGGTCAACCGAGTCCCCGTAGAGGGTCTTGCAGAGCGTGACGAACTCAGGGGTAGCACCTGCGCGGATGATGTCTGATCTGGCTGCCATGTGGCTCATCTTCTCACTCGATGGTTGGAGCATACGTGTAGACACGATCAGTCCTTGGAATAGAGCGGGTTTTCCATGCTGTACTGCTGGTAGAGCGCCCTGTAATGCCGCACGTCGTTGTGCGAGTCCTGGGCAGACCAGCCGGACTCGTCGTCAATGTCAACCGCGTCCCTAGTACTGGCGATATCTACCAGCTTGTACTTGTTCTGCCACTCCAGGGACAGTGGCCTGTCGATGTTGACCGGGATGTTCCGCTGCATCTGGATGATGACAAGAGGGTCGATCGGCTTGGTGGCGTTGCCCTTCAGCTTCCAGGTGATGAAGTCCTCTTCGCCAGGAAGAAGGTGATGGTCCTCGTCCATGGCAACCATCTTGAAGTAGGACATGTCAGGATGCTGATGCTTGATCTTCTTGATCATCCCGGCCAGCTTGATGTCGTCCTCGCCCTCGTTCGGGCCGATCCTGGTCTTGATGGTGCCAAGGTCGTCCAGGCCGTTCGCCTCGGCCTGCTGCTGGATCAGCCTCTTCATGGCTGTCAGCGCCTCGTCAGAGCTGTACGTGTTCATCTCGAGCAGCTCTGTAGCAGCACCAGAGTGCAGCCTTCCGTTCTTCAGCCTTGCCGGGTCGTAGCCGATGATCTGACCTGCTACCTGGCCGTCGACTATCGCGTTGAACTGCTTCTGGGTCATCACCTTGTAGTCGCTGTAGTCGTCCAGCACGTTGTGGACTGCAGGCTCGTTGTGAGTGCGCTCTGCATCTGGCGGCTCTTCCCTGAGCCTGCGAGCCACCGCAGCTCGCACCGCCTTGATCCGCTCCGGGCGACTGCGGGCTACCGGGGAGCGCAGTACAGGCTCACGGCTGGTGACAGTTCCAAGGGTTGTGTCGAACAGGAACATCTCCCGGTCGGCAACAGCAGCGGCTTCACGCTGGTTCCTGGCTGAGACAGCAGCACGCATCTTGGACTGCTTGGAACGCAGGTCCTGTCCTCGCCTCTGCCGGGAGGCCCGCATCTGACGTGGTGTCTTGCCTGCCCCTCCGGCTGCAGCAGACGGGGAGACCAGCGTCAGCCGGCGAGACTTGTCTGCGAACTGGCCCTCGTCGTCGCGCGGATGCTCCTGGTTGAAGTGCAGCCGGTCGATAGGCGCCAGTGCCAGTGCTGACTTCTTGAACGGCTTGAACTCATCAAGGCTGCCCCGGCCAAGACCAGTGCTTGCCTGGATCTGCGCCGCCTCCTCCTCGCTGACAGGCTCGATCTCGTAGCTGTTGACGAACACCGATCGCTTCTGGTCGTAGTAGCGACCAACTGGGGTCGACTTGTACATCTGGTCAGGGTCGTAGTCGTAGACAGCCTCTGCGCCGGCATTACCTGCACCCCGCTCACCGCTCTCGTCACTGCTTACCCTGGCTCGTACGCCATGGGTGATGAAGAACTCGCCGATTGTCGGCTTGGGTCTGGGACGATCCCTGTTCTGCTCATTCCAGACATCCCTGCGGACATGCACCACGAGCGATATGGAGTCGTCGGAGTAGTCCTGAAGCTTGTTCCTCTCAATATTGATCAGCTCGTTATAGTCGATGTTGCCGTCAGGACCCTCTGCCATCGACTCTGCTATCGACTCTTGCAGCTCCTCCTCGCTAGCGGCATGGTAGATGTCCTCGTCGTCATAGGACTGTACGAGTGGCTGGTCCTCCTCAGGTATCTCTGTGTCGCCGTATACAGCCAGATGGGCAGCCCTGGCCATGTGCTCACGCACACCTACCGCGTTGCTGGTCGGGTCGTCGTCTGCGGTGGACCAGTCAGCATCCATCGCCGCACGCTTCAGCTCGTACATCCGGAACAGCCGCACGTCCTGGCGTCCTGGCATCCTGGTCCTGATATGCGTCTCGTCATCTGCTGAGGTGTAGAACACCCGCGGATCAGGTAGCTCGTCATAGTGGCCGTACCCTGTGTGCGACATGCGTAGGGCATTGTCAGCATTCGGGTCATCCGGCTCACTCGGTGCTGGCGGGGCCTCGGGGTTCTTCTTTCGGTATTCCTTGACCGAAGCTGCACGCGCTGCGGCTACTCGCGTAGCACTGCGACGGGCTACTGCCCGCCTCTTTACCGGCGTTCTGGCAACTGGCTCGGTGACAAACCCTTCAGACCTGGATGCTGCTGCTTTTGCCTCGGCCTCCTTCGCTCTGACGACTCTGGCTTTGTTTGCCGCGGCTACCCGTGCACGCTGTTCCTTGCTGCGGTTGGTTCGCCTGATCCTCCCAGCCCTGGCACTACGTCCAGACTGCTCCTTCGGCTGCTCAGGGTCTGCTTCCTGGTGAACGCCGGCAACGTTGCTCGGGGCAGCCTGGCCACCCATGCCCTTCCACTCGCGCAGCTGGGCCAGGATGTTCGGCTGCACCACAGCACCTGGGATCGCTCGCGGCCGATCCGGTGCGTTGGTCCAGCGACCATCGGCAGTACGAGGGTGGTCTTCCTCCTCGTACTCGTAGTCAGGCTCCCGGGCAGCGGCAAGCGCGGCCTTGGCAACATCAGTATTGGCGACCTCTAGCTCGACGGTCTTGGAGACAAAGGTCAGCAGCGCCCTGTCCGCCGCGTCGGTCAGAATGAGAGGATTCGTCTTCGGGTCGATAGCAAGAGAGACATAACGTCCCATCTCTTTGCCCGGAACGCCGAAGACTGCAGCTGCTCGAGATGCCGCAACTGAAGGGCTAACGCCTTTGGACACAGCTGTCCGGTAGACATGCAACGCTCCCTGCTCGGCATCGTCGAAGAAGTCACGCACAAACAGTCCGGCATAGCCAGCCTCCATCGAGTGAGCAGCTGCATCTACCACCAGTCCGGCAACTGCCGCTCTGGCCGAGCCGAGAGTGCTCACCAGTCCCATCTCTGACGGCACCGCTCCCTTAGAGACTATCCCGCAGGCAGCAGCACCAGCACGGTGAGCGGCCAGCAGAGTAGCTCCCAGGTCTCCGGCTGCGTTGCCGTCAGGCTGCAGCAGGGCAAGCACCACGGCGTCAGGGTCAGTCGTGGCTCTGGTCGGGGCCCACCACCGGTCAACCACTGCCGCTGTTCCGGCCTGTTGCCACTACATACCCACGCGGGCGAGGGCTTTCCTGAACACCGCCATGGAGGAGGGTGAGACCTCGTCGCGTGATCGGACCTGAAGGGGTCGGCGGGTCAGGGTCTTCTGGACCTTGCTGGTCTGGAACCCGATCACGTTGCCCTGCGCCGGTACTTTTGGGGCCTCAACACCACCTGCACCTTCAGTGTCGATCGCGTATATCCGCTGGGCCATCTGCTTCTGGGCAACATAGGACCAGGCCATCTGCTTGAGCTTCAGCTCGTTGTGCAGTGGCTCCTTCTGCTCCGGGGTGGACCTCTCGTCACGGTTGTACTTGTCGATGCCATTCTGAATGTCGCTGGCGATATCTGGTGGCTTCATCGACTCGTATGCCTGGATCTGCTTGAGCAGCTGGCGGTTCTGATCCTTGGCACGGTTCTCGAACTTGTCATAGTTGTTGGACATGCCATTGCCAGAGGGACCACCGTTGCCAAGCCCTTCAAGCTCAGCGAACTTCACCGGGACAGGGTTGCCGCCGGATCCAGGCTCGTGCAACGCGAAGTCTGTACCAGGCTTTGCGAACGGCTGACCCATCTGGATCATCGCCACGGCGTCGTTGACACGCTGCTCATAGTCCGGCTTGTCCATGCCGAGCTCCTTGACTGCCTTCTCGTACAGCTCCGGGTCGTCATCCTTGATCCCGAGGTTGCCGAGAGCGTCTTTGAGACCTTTGACGTAGGCAGTGATCGAGTCCCTGTCCTTGTCGGAGGCCTCCTTGAGCAGGTAGGTGGCCATCTCCTTCGGCCCGTCGCTGGTGGACATCGAGTTCCACTTTGTGATCGGAAAGGCGAGGTACTCATTCTGGCTGGTCACCGGATCATTGGATGTTCCGTACTTGCCTGAGCCAAGCAGTGCGCGCAGCACAACCGGGTCAAAGAACCCCTTCATGCTCTCAGCCAGCTTGCGGTTCGCCGGCGAGCCAACAGCAATCATCTTCTCCAGTGTCTTGGTGTCCGGGTGAGGCGTGATGCTCACCTGGCCGAAGGTGAGCGGCTCTTTGTCAGCACCGGCAAGCCTTGCTGTGCTGGTGATGTCATTGCGCTTGCTACCGCCACCGGACAGCCCGGACTCACCACCAGCCTCCTTCAGCTTGCGATCATCCTCAGCAGCTTGGAAGGCAGCCGCTGCGCTGGCATCTCTTGTCTTGCGCCCGCCGGCAGCGTGAGCCTTTCCGCCCTTCTCCTTCGGGATATAGCCAGCCGACTGGCCTGCGTACGCGGTATGCCCAGGAGCGACATAGGCGCTGTCCTTGACGTTGGTAGCGACCTTGTCCTTGCTACGGGCCATTCCGTGGAACGCGCGGAACTCCGGCAGCTCCTGGTACTTCACATCGCGGATGTAGTACGGGAACTCGGTCTTGAGCGCCTCCAGAGCTGTGGCATAGCCGGGCCCGTCGAGCTTGTATGTCTTGACCTGCTTGGACCGCAGCTCATCGCTGACCTCGCGGTGGATCATGTCTAACGCGTTCCTGCTGGCAGTGGCGTTCTCTGGCAGTGCCCTGCGCCGGCTGAACTCGTCCTCGATCTGGGTGGTGATGTTCTCCTGGCCGGTCATCCCCTCGATACCGGCTCCGGCAGCGTTACGCAGCCGCTCCTTCTTCATGGATGCAGTGAACTCCTTCATGCCCTTCTCCTGGTCCCAGTTCATCGCCTCCATCGAGTCGCGGTAGATCTCGGAGATGCGCTCCTTGGGAAGGTCCTGGCTGTTGACCTGCTCGGTGGCAATCCGGTCAAGGATCTGCGCGTACCGGCGGACCATCTTGGCAGCCTTGTCGGAGTACCGGCGGCCTCCACGCAGGTCCGGGTCGAACTCCACGGTGTAGACCCCGGAGTTGGATACCACCTGCATCTGCCGGGCACCGCCGATCAGCCCGGTGTAGATGTCCTCTGTGGTAGGCCCGCCGTTAGAGCGGGTGCGGACGTACTGGCCGCCGTGCATGGCACGCAGGTTCTTCAGGTCGAACGGCAGGTAGTGGTCGCCGTTTAACCCCTGGGCCTCGGAGACGATCTGGCCGCTAGCGTTGATCAGCACGCCGGTGGACGGAGGGGTGTCGCCGGCTTCCTGGGACAGTGCGGTCAGCTTGGCCTTGGGCAGGGTTGGGATCAGCGAGGTGGCCACCATGTCACCGCGCATCCGCATAGCCATCTGCTGCGGGTTCAGGCCGTCGTTCTGGGCCTCTTCCAGGTTGTACCCGATCGTTGCGACAACCTGGTCAGGGTCACGCGGCGGCGGGGTGAACGAAGGGTCGGTGCGGCCGAATGAGTCACCGCGCTTGGTCTGGCCCTTCTCCTCGTGGTTGTACAGGTTGATGTAGGTCTGGGCCACCTCGTCAGCCTGCGGGTTGCGCCGGTCGAGCAGATGGGCGGCCTGGGTGATCTTCCTGTTGTTCGCCATCATCTTGGCGTCAGGGCGCTTCTCGGTGCCCCGGTACCGGTAGGCGGTGCGCCGTACCCCCGGGCCAAGGATCTTCTCTGCCTCAGGACCAAGGTTGCCGATGATCTGGGCGATGGCGCCGGCTGTGTGCACGTTGGACCCGGGAGCGGAGATGCTGGTCAGGGCATGACCGGTCATCTCCATCCGGCGGTAGGACTGGCGGTCGGTGCCGGAGGTCAGGTTGTTCCACTCAGCGGCGTTGCTGCTTCCCCACTTGCCTGTTGCGTCGTGGTTTACCTGAGAGGATCCGGTCAGGTTGCTGCCTGAGAACCTGGCAGCCATAGCCGGGTCGTTCGTCATCCGCAGCATGGCGTCATAGGCGCCTCGGTTGGCTCCCTCTGTTGCCGTGGTGCCGGTGACCGTGCGGGCAGGGTCGTATACGGCGCCGACAAGGTACTGGCCGTTCTGCTTGGTGTTCTCCTGCATGTCCCGGTCGATGTTGCCCACAGTCGAGCGAAGGGGTTTGTCTGCGTCATGGTTGCGGCCCTTGAAGCGCAGCCCGATGTTGTCGCCTGAGTCAAGGTGACCGGACTTCTTGTGCCTCTCTGCCTCCTCGGCGATCTCCATGGCCTTGGTCCGGTTCATCTCTGTCCGGTTGCCACCAGCGCCAGGACCAACAGAGGTCATGTCGACGAACCGTCCGCCAGCACCTCGCTTGTGCTCTGACTCGTCCCATCTGGTCTGGTTGAGAGCTCCGCCGATAGCTCCGCCGATAGTGCGGCGGATGAAGCCTGCCTTGGACACGTACTCGTCGATGATGGCCAGATTCTCCGCGATCTGGGTACTGTCGGCAGGCTTCTTGCCGTCCAGCGCCTTGGAGACGTAGGTCCTCAGCAGGTGGACTCGAGCATCAGCGGCACGCTTGGCGATGAAGGCGTTGCCTTCGGCGTCCAGAGAAGTCCGGTTGGCGTCGATCTGGTCAAGCAGGCTCTCGTACAGCCCGAACCGGAGCAGCTCGGCAGCAGCATCAGGGTCGGTGTGAGCCAGCTGCAGGATCGTGCCGGTGAACGGGGTAACTGGGACGATGCTCATGGTGTGTATCCCTTTGCGAGTAAGTCGTGAGACTGGAGAAGATACGCCGCCAATGACATCAGCCGGTCAACGTCATCGTGAGCCATACCAAGCACAGTGTTGCATCCTTGACACAGCAAACCTCTGACCGCGCCCGTTTCATGATCGTGGTCAACGTGCAGTCGCCTCTTGCCAGTAGAAGGCTTGTTGCAAGCCGCGCAAAGCCCGTTCTGACGTTGGTACATCTCCTGGTACTCGTCTTCGGTGATGCCATACCGCGTCTGCAAGGTCCAATGGTTATGAGACTGGGCCGACTTGTGCTTGTGCTCGGCTATCTCTTGCGGATGATCCGCCCGCCACTTGTAGGTCAACTCGTTCTGACACACCTTGCAGCGCGACTGGAAGCCTGAAGGCCGGTCATTGCGCCTGTAGAACTCGGTCTCAGCCTTGGTCTGCTTGCAGACGGTACATGTCCTCATGGTGTGTATCCTACGGTGTGTACGACTGCATGCGATGCAACGCGCTGGCTGCGACTCCTCCTGGGCTGTTCTGGTAGGAGGCTCGCTTCTTGCGAGCGTACTCGCCTGAGAGCTCAGAAACGCCTCCTGCCGTTCCAGCCGCGAGAGCGGCGTTCTCAGCCCGGCTAGGGGTGATATGACGCAAACCCTTGACTTTGGCCATCCGTGCAGCCACACGCGGGCTCTTGGAGGCCAGCAGCCCTGCTGCGCCCGCAGTGGCTCCTGCAAGGCCGATGTTGCGGGAAACCTCGCTCGCATCTGCCCTCCGGTGCCACTTCTCGCCCTTCTTGCCGCCGGCCGCGATGTATCTGGCCTCGTATGCCTTCATCCTGGTCTCCCGGTCCAGCTCTTTGGGAAGCCGTCCCTGGGTGCCGTGGATCGCGGTGAGCTTCTTGGCGTCGTCATCGCTCATCGTGGTTTCGACCTTGCCGATGACGGACTTCATCACCTTAGGCAGGTACTGCGGCTGGCGAAGGGTGTGGCCGATCTGCTTACTGCCAGCCTTGTGCTCCCATTTGCGGTCCAACATCTGCATTTTGGCCCGGAAGACCCTCTTCTTGGTGGCCGGCTGGCTGGGCATGTCCATCCGGTGCGAGAAGTTCTCCAAGGACTGCAGGAACGGCTTGCTCGTCTGCGCTTTCATCACGTCCTTGTCGCCTCGGGTCACGCTGTCCCCGGTCATGCCCAGCCGTCCGGCCATCAGATGACTCCTCGTCTTGTTCGTACAGCTGACCCTGTGCGGACCAGTCCACCACGTCGCGTGCCGGCAGCCTTCAAGGGCGTGATCCTTGGCTTCTTCGGCAGCCTGATGAAGGACTTGGCCACGGCAAGGGTCCGTCGTATCGGCGGCCGGCTGTCAGGAACATTCTGCCAGCGCCGGTGCACGCCAATGTCCTCGTGTGTGGCTCGCTTTGAGTCAAACCCCATCTGACGCAGCACTCCGCGGTACTTCTTCTTGGCCCCGGTTGCCGGAGCCTCCAGCTCGTAGCGGTGCAGCTTGATCTGGTCCTTGGTCATCGGCTTGATGCCGGAGAGCCCCTTGTTGGTGATCGGCCGCCATCCAACCCCGTTGACCAGGGACTTGCCGACACCTTTGCCGTGCGCCTGGGAGTATCTGATCTTGCGCTGAACTTCCTCATAACCGCGCCTGAACTCCGGTGAGCCTGCGTAGGTGCTCATGTCAGGACCACCACGAGGACGATGGATGTCAGCTCTGCCTTCCTCCCGGCCGGTTGTTGCCTCGTCTCGCATCATCCGGTTCTGTAGGTGCACAGGGTTTCTTCTTGGTGCAATATGCCGCTTCTCGTGCTCGAGCGCCTTGTCCTGTCCGTGCGCGCTCTGCTGCGAGTTAATCCTGATCACTCCTCCACCACGCCCGTTGTACGCGGCATCCCCTCCCCAGTTGTCATCCGATAGCTTGCGACCTCCCGCACCAATGTTTCCCTGGGCATCACGAGGTGTTCCCGGATGGTGCTCTACCACGGTGGTCTTGCCCTTTGGTGAGGACTGCCCTGGCCAGATCTTGCGTCCTTGAGAGCTCGGTCGCGGAGCACTCAGCGGCTTGTGAACGCCAGTTCCAGTCACATGGGGATACAGGCTCTTGGCTGGCAGCTTATCCAGCCCGGAACGCCGAAGCGCCTTCACGCCTGCCTTCGGGTCGGCGTTGGCCGGTAGCAGGCGAATCTTCTGCATCGCTCTGTGAGCATGGCTTACCGCTCTGATCCCGCTGGATCCTTTGTTGGTGATCGGTGCCCAGCCAACCATCCCGGGCACGTATGACTTTGAGGCCACCTGCTTGCGCCGGGCCTCCTTGTGCTGGATGGCCGCGTAGAACAGGCCGTTGACCCCGCCGAACCCGGCGCCGGCGGTCAGCAGCGGCACTGAGGCAGCCTTGAGCTTGCCGGAGAGCCTGGGGTTCTTCCTCTTCAGTGCCCGGGAGGCCACCGTGGTACCCAGAGCAGACAGACCAGTGGCAGAGCCGGCCACGCTAAGCCCTGCAGTGATCTCCTTGCGGTGGGCCAGCTGCTTCTTCTCACGCTGGTTCATCGCCGGAGGGCTGGCGTACTTTGCAACCCGGGATCCGTGCCGGTTGTCCTGGCTCTTTGTCACGCCGTTCCTCTTGTCCTCAAGGTTCAGCGCGTGTCCGTACCCGGCATACCCGCCAGCCTGGCCTCCTGCGAACGCGCCGATCGCGGCACCGGCAAGGGCGGTCTTCGGGTTGCGCAGCAGTGGCTTCATCGCCCGGCCGGCAGCCTTCGGGGACTTAGCGGCCACCCTTTCCAGCGGGTTGGGCCCTGACTTGGGGATCTTCGGAGCCATGCCCAGCTTCGAGCGCACTCCTGCCTTGACATCAGCCGCCTTCTTCCCGGCTGTGTCTATCCCAGCCTGCACCTTTGGGTGCTTGGCTGCGGCAGCAAGCCCGTACGCGCCGGCCGCACCACCAGCCAGCCCTCCTGCCTGAGCACCTCCGAACTGCAGGGCGGCTGTCTTCTTCCGCAGCTCCGGTGGTGCCAGGGACGCAGCAGTGGAAGCAGCAGCGATGTCGCCTGCAAACGGGATAACCGGGATGGAGGCTGCGCCCATCACCAGAGCCCGCTTCTTGGCTCTGGGCATGTTGTCGCCGCGGTAGCCGTCGAGCTTGGCAACGTCACGAGGAGTGGACTTGCGACCAGCCTCGAAAGTCTTCAGCCAGGTCGGGTCTGTGGTGCGACGGGCCGGCTGTGGCGACATGAATGCCGGACGTTCGTACGGGCCAGACAACGACCTGGCCTTGACCGGCGCCGGCATCTGGCGCAACAGCAGCTTGCGAGCAGCCTTGATCTGCTCAGCGCTCATCGCCTTGCCGAACCTGCTCGGGATCTCCCGGCCGTCGCGGCGGGTCACCCGGTCAGCCTTGGTCGATGCCCGCACAGACCTCTTGCGTCCACGGCTGACCCCGGTCGGGGTGACATGGTAGGCGTTGTGGCTGGTACGTTGCATCAGCTTGTCCTGCGCGGGCAGTGATGCCACACCGGCAGTGGCAGCGGCAAGGCCGGTGATTGCAGCCTTCTTCCCACCGCCCATCTTTGCCTTGCGCAGGGCAAGACCACCGGTACCACCTCCTGCGCCGGCGATCAGCGCTGACACCCCGTAGTTTTGGGCCTGCCGGTGGATCGGGGCAGGATCCTTCCACAGAGCGCTTCGCTGAGCCAGCGAGTCGGTAACCCCGTGCTGGGTCTCGGTGAACACGTTGTCCCGCTTGGCCAGCGGCTCCTTGCGGGTGATCACGTTGTTCAGCCCTACAGCGAACGGAGGGGCAGACGCCAGCAGCAGTCCGGAAGCAGCAAGAAACTTGCCACGTCCCTTTGACGTGTGAAGAAAAGCGCGCTCTGCTGCAACTTTGGGCCGTTTCCCCTTGTTGTACGCGTCCTCAAGGGCGTGATGGCTCAGTGCCCGGGCTCCGGCGACTCCGGCCCCGCCGGCGGCTGTTGTCAGGTAGTCGGCGCGCTCACGGCTAGCCATTGCGGGTTCCCAGGGCGTTGGTCATCGCAAAGTCCCCAAGGTTATCGGTCATGGACCGCTCGTGGTGGAACGACTGGCACTGAAGCAGCGGGATGACCACCATCACCGACGCGCTGAACAGCTGGGCCCATGCCTGCGTAATGTCGAACCCGTCGTCCAGGGCGTCCTGGATGTAGGAGTCGATCATCAGCGCCGCGGCGTGGCTGTCGTTGAGCACCCGAGCGGTGACAATCCCGATGACGGCTGTGCGGGCAGCATCTACATTTACCTTGTCGTCGCTCATGTCTTGGCCTTCGGCTTTGCCTTGGCGCTGGCAGGCTTTGACGCCGGCTTGGCGGCATCCCTGGCAGCCTGCTTCTGGTCGAACTCCTGCTGCTGGCCGGCCCGTACGTGGGACTCCTGCTCTCGCTTCTCTCCGCTGGCACCGTGCTCCAGCTGCTGGGTGGACTGAGCCAGTGATAGCTGCCCCTGCTGCGCGCTCATCTGTGCCTGCTGGCCCTGCTGGTCAGCCTGAGCCTCTACCTGCGCGCTCTCCAGCGTCGGGACACCCTCAGCCATCTGCTGCTCGGCTGCTATCGCCTGGGCCAGCTGAGATCTTGCGGCCAGGTAGCGGGTCTCGGTCTCGGCGTAGAGCGCTGCCTCGTCGGCACGGGCGATCTTGCGATGCTTGTCCATGTCATCCTGGCCCAGAGTGGGCAGTCCGGCGGCGTCACGAAGGTAGCGCTCCATGTCGGCATCCGGTCCCCAGGTGAACCCGAGCCCTGCAGTAGCTGACAGGAACTGGGCCAGCTGACCCAGGTCTGGAGCGTCGACGTTGGCTGGCTCGATGTGGGGCAAGGTCTCGGGCTTCCAGCCGTTAGCCGCGAACAGTCGAGGGATGGCATGGCGGTTGAACACCTCCGCGATGGAGTCGGCTATGGCCTGCAGGGCCGTCTTGTAGACGCCTGTCTTGTCGACGTGCATGTTGTAGGTGCCGGTTCCAGTGTGGCCAACCATGATCCAGTCAGCCAGGATCGTCATGAGCTGGCGCTGCTCGTAACGCTCGATCAGCTGGTTGGTGTCGTGCTGGCGCTGACCGCCGGAGGACACCAGGTCGAAGGTAAACAGCGGCTGCTTGGTCTCCGGGTCGTAGGCAAGCGGGAAGACCATCCCCTCCTGCTCGTTGCGGCGCACCCCGCGGACCATCTTCTTCATGGACTCGACCATCTTGTACTGGTCGGTGCCTGGCTTTGCCCGCAGGTACTCCGCCGGCACGCCTACCTTGGGAAGGCCGGCAAGGTCACGCTCGACCCCGATGGACTCGAACTCCTCCAGGCGCTTCTTGTAGTACCAGGACCGGTAGGAGCCACGCAGCATGGACCGGCCCTCCGGGTTGCCCTTGTGGTGGCCCATCCGGAACAGCAGCGATCTCTCGATCGGGATGACCCTGGTCTTGTAGTCAGGCGGTGCGAGCTGTACCAGGGCACGCGTGTCCCCGGACTCGTCGAACACCCAGCGCAGCAGAGTCTCCTGGGAGCGAATCGGCATCTTGCGCCAGCCCACCAGGCCGTCGTCGTACTTGGACTTGTGACGCGGGTCCTTCTGCCACGGCCCCATCCGGCGCTTGTAGACGATCTCGTGCCAGCTCCAGCCGTACTGCACGCAGGTCAGGATCTCCTGGATCACGTCGTCCCAGGAGGTCGACATGTCGGTCATGCAGGTCTCGACCAGCTTGGCTGCCTTGGCATCGGCCTGGCTCTTGCCACCAGGGACCACCGGCCAGGCCACCCCGCGCAGCAGCTGTACCACCGAGAAGATCATCGCGCTGGCGATGGCGTCGTTGTCGCCCATCTCCCGGTACACCTGGACAGACTTGCGCCCGCGCAGCTGCGGCAGGAACTCCTCGTCGATGTAGCCGGCTGCGCGCTTCAGCCCGGTCGACCCGAGCTCGTCCATCCACAGCGGCCCGGTGAGCAGCTCCTTGACCTCGCCAAGGGCCTGGGTGTCAGTCAGCGATGACGGACCCATGTCGTGGACATCTCTGGTGCTGGCCATGGTTCTCCTTCTTCGTCTAGGTGGATCGTCTCACCTTAGAACCTCAGGTGTAGGCAACCTCCCGGCGACAGGCTCTAGGTGGGAACCACAGGTGTTGGGTCAACCACGTTTATCACGGCCAGGTTGTGCTCGTAGTCCTTGACGGTGCTGACGATGTAGTCCTTCAGGATGGCAAGAGTCGCAGCCTGTGTTGGCGGCACGCCAGCATTGTTGCAGAAGGCGTTCATCACTCGCACGCCTTCTGCGGCTGTCACTGTGAAGGTGAAGGTAGGCATCAGATCTCCTTTCGATCAGACCAAGGAACCAACGGCGATGAAGCTAATACGCCTGGCTCCGCTCGCGGCTGTGAGGTTGGCTCCGGTGTTGCCGAGCTTCATGTTGACGTAGAAACCGGTAGTCGTGGGGGCGTTCGGTGACTGCAGGATCGACAGAACTAGGTTCGGCCCGCTGGCTGAGTCGCCGTTTGACACCAGCACGATCGGCGGACTGGTGAAGGTGACTCCATAGTTAATAAGCGCGTTGCCGCTGCTGTTGGCAGTCACGATCGCGTCCGCGGCCTTAGTGAAGTTCCATAGGACTCCGTGAAGCCGCGGCTGGCCTGCGGTGATATCTACAACAGAGTTCTCGCCGTCGATCAGGAGCTCTGCCATCGAGCTTCCGGAAGACCCTCGGCTTGTGTGGCGCATGCTCGCCCCGGTGCCGCCGACATCCGTGGGAACACCGAAGACAACATCGTCCTGGCCGAACGCGCCAGATGTTCCCGAGACCACCATCTTCTTGTCGGTGCCAGCCTCGATGGACGGGTTTGACCACTGCACGGAACCGGTGCCAAAGTCCCAGAGAATCGACGGGGCACCACTGTGGTAGACCGATGGGCCGAGCATGACCCGGGCTGTTCCTGGGAGTGCAGTGGCGATCTCTGAACCGTTGATCCCACCACCGTTGATGATGCCACCATTGATGACACCACCGGTGATCGTCTGGCCGGTGATGGCGTCGGCGGCGAGCGACTTGGCGGTGATCGCACCATCAGCGATCCTGACGTTGGTAACTACCGGGGCATACTCAAGCGCATCCCAGGTTGCAACATGTGCTGAGGAAACAGCAGGCAGGCCACTGCAGAGCATGAACCTGACGAACCGGGCACCGGTCGGAACCTCGATCTGCCCGGTGACGTACAAGGTCGTGATGACCGGGGTTCGCCATCCGTCAAGGATTGCAGCAATGCCTGGTCCTGCAAGCGGCGTGGGCAAATCACCTCTGGCGACCAGACCGGTTGCAGAAACGTCGAAGATGTAGATGTTGGTAGGGGTATTTGGTGTTGCCGCCACCACCTGTGACCTGGCGAAGCCGTCTACGGTGCCGAAGTAGGCACGCAGCGTGACCGGCACCGAGGTCACCGATGTTCTAAACGCAACGCCGAACATGATCTTGTCGCCGGCCTTGCAAGGGGTAGCCCGTGCGGCCATGCCCTCTACTGCGTTGGCAGCCACGCTGATCTTGACCGAGGTAGCCCCGGACAGCGGGGTAACGGTCTCGTCGGCATATACACCAGGTCCGCCGGTTCGCTCAAACCCTGGAGTCCAGCCAGAAGGTACGTGGGTGGTCAGGTCAACGTCATCCATGTCTCCGTTGACAGCCGCGTAGCTGCCAAGAGAGGAGATGGACAGCTCGTTTGCTGTGACAGCCCCTGCATGGATCTCCCTGGCTGTGATGGTGTCAGCCAGCAGCTTGCCTGCGTCAATCGTGTTGGCTTGAATCGAGTCGCCGATGATCGAGCCGCTCACTATCAGCGAACCGTCGATCAGAGAGGTAGCCTGCACATTAAGCGGGATGCCACCACGGTTGACGAACAGCACGAGATCTGCTGGCAGAAGGGCGTCGATCACTGCCCGGTTGTTTGTGGTCGACAGCACCGTGCTGGGTGCGCCACCGTTCCACAGGCAGTAGGCGAACAAGTTGGGAGTGTTGCCAGCCGCGATGACCACAGAAACACCGTTGTAGGTGATCCCGAACGAGGTCCATGCAATGTACCCGGCCGAAGGTGAGTTGGCTGTAAGTACCGGAAGGGCCACCGGCTTACTTCTCTTCCACGCCGAAGATCGCTGACAGGGATCCACCGGTTGGTGGAACCTTGTCAGCCTCGATGACATCCTCGACTCGCTCGATAGGCATTGAGCCGAAACCCCATCCATCGGCTCGAGACAGCTCTACCCAGTGGCCGTTGCCTGTGTTGTTGTCACCAAGATCGCGGATGAGGTAGTCCTCATGACGCTTGACCGGCTTGAAGTCCTTGAACTTTGGCTCTGGCATCGTGCTGCCTTTCAGTAGAGGACGTGGGTGAGGATGTTCAGCCTGCCTGGGCCGACGATCGAGGTGGTTGCCGCAGTCTGTGCTGCTACTGCCTTTCCATCAGCAACTCCGGCAGCAGTAGAAGCCGCAACGGCCTTGCCGTCAGCAACGCCGGCAGCGGTGCTGGCAGCTACAGCCTTGCCGTCAGCAACACCTGCAGCGGTGTTGGCGGCTACAGCCTTGCCGTCAGCCACGCCTGCGGCAGTAGAAGCAGCAGTTACGTTGCCATTGGTGATGCCCAGCGCTGTTTGCGTGGCTGCGTTGTCAGCTTTGGTCAGCGATGTGGTGACTGCTACCGCCAGCTGGGTGCTGCTGATTACGTTGTTGGCGAACTGAGTGCCGAGGGTGATCGCGCCGGCGCCAAGCTTTCCTGCGCCGATCCCGGTGTCACTGATCCGGTCACCGTAGACAGCCCCTGATGCCAGGGCCGCGTTGTCAATGGATCCGTCAGCAACAACAGGCGGCAGCGACCCTGCACCTGAGGAGGCAGCAACAATCGGGGTTCCGTTGTTGTTGATGAACAGCAGGATGTCGTCAGTGCCGAGCACTGGCTTGGTGTTGCTTGAAGCCATGGCAACAGTTGCGGCACCGGCTACCACGGCACCTGCGTTGGCCTTGATGAACGAGTGGTACTTCAGCAGCGACGCACCGTCTGTGACGGTGTAGTCGACACCTGAGTAGACGATATGCAGGGCCTGCCAGCGGAACGATCCGGGAGCTGCGCTGCCGGCTGCGTTGACGTTCGGCGTTGTCGTGTACCCAGTCAGGTGATGCTGCAGGGTGTTCATGTCCTCGGCAGTTATCTGCCGATCGGCCCATGATTCCGGGTTGCCATCTGTCACCTCGCGCAGCAGGTCGCGGGCCTGCTTGTAGCGCCACTCGATGTCATCCAGGTAGTGGCTAGCCTCCTCCTGGACTATCTGCTTCAGGACCGGCCGCAAAGGAATGAGCACGACCTTCTGGAACAGCATCAGCCCGATCTCGAGCGGAGCGGTAACGATGTTCATGACTCTCCTTCAGTACAGCAGATGTTGTTTGCTCTGGAACTTGACGACGGTCAGTGACAAGTCTGGTATGTCAATCATGTCTATCTGCCCAACCATGATCGTTGCACGATCAGATGGCTCGCTGGTGACACCGGCTGTGTTTCGGTAGACAAGCAGCACCTCGTAGGTGTCTGACAGGCCAAGTGAGTACTCCAGGCCTGCAATGCACACCTTCTCTCCGCCGGCGGATGACTCGAACGTGCCGCGCAGGGTGGATGGTCCGAAAGTGAATCCGGATGTCACTGACGAGTGAATCTCACAACGGCTCCAGTCCGGTGGCCGGTCGTCGCTGCCATCAGCGTTGTGACCGTCCCAGGCCACCACATATCCATGTGGAGCTGCCGACAGCAAAGGCATGGACGGCGTGTAGATCACCGGCATGACCTCTGGTCCGTTTATCACCACAGTCCCAGTGGCGGTGGTAACAAGGCCAAGATCCAGCATCTGCAGGTACTGCGCGCGGATCCATCCTGTGTCGTCCACCTGCTCTCCCTGGTGGTAGGACCGACCGAAGATCGAGGTGTCCAGTGTGGCGTACAGGTTCATATGTTTGCCGACCACTCGTCGCCGCCGCCATTGCCGCCAACCAGCCAGGAGTCGGCGTCGAAGCCGTCTCGCTCGTCGACAATGGTGACCCCGCCCTCGTTGACAGACATGTTTGATTCCGGCTTGACATGGAAGCGCTTGTCGGCCTCCCTGATCCGCGGGTCGTTCGGCACGGCGGAGGAGTTGATCGGCGGCGCCGGCAGCTTCTTCAGGGCACGGTGAGCCAGCGCGATCGCGGCGATGTCGTCAGGCAGGTGGCTGTTCCACTTCCCTGGCGCGTAGACATCGGAGACGGTGACCGAGCGGTGAGCACGGTAGATCGGCTCAGCCTGGACTCCCGGGTAGTCGATGCTGGCCGGGATCCGCGGCATCCGGTAGTGGGCGTGCTCGAAGTCGGTGATGTAGTCCAGCAGCATCTCGGTGCGCTTGCGCCCGATCATCACGAACTTGTTGGTCGTGTCGGAGTAGTCGACGAAGTCGTTGACCACGTTGCCGATCCCTGTGCCGTCGTGCTCTGCGACAGCATGGTAGTTCTGGGTGTCCTGGTTGAACATGTCGATCATCGAGTCCCACGGCCGGCGGTTGACCCGCGTCAGCTTGACCAGGCGGCGGGGCTCGATGTCATAGCGGATCACCGCTATCACGGTCTTGTCCTGCTCCTTGGCCCAGTCAGCGCCTACCGCATACAGGCCCTCCGGCTGCGGCTTCTCCCAGACGTACACGTCGTGGTCGCCGTTGCCCTGGTGCAGCTCATTGACTGTCGGCGGGTACTCGATGGTGTACTTCTCCACCTTGTCCAGGTCGAACGCCCTGGACCCGGCAGACGGCTCGTTCAGCTCGTACTCGGTGTGCCACATCTGTGCCGAGATGACCTTGCGCTTGCCGTCGATGAACCGCTGGGTCATCCAGCCGTTTGGCTGCAGCAGCTCTCGCCAGCACCAGGTGAAGATCGGAAGCCCGCGCTCGCGCGCGTCCTCGATCACCTTGGAGAAGGTGCCCTCCGGGTTCTGCCAGGTGCTGGAGGCGACGATGTACTCCTCGATCACCTGGCCGTGGATGTTCAGCTGCTCCATCGCCTGGCCGAGCGAGGCGTTGTAGATGTCCCACTCCATCTCGTCGACCTCGTCCAGCAGCTGCAGCGGCGGGTGGGGCCCTCGGACGGTTGTCTGGGAGGCAGGCAGCGGGCGGATGTTCTTGCCGGTGTTCATCTGGATCAGGGTGGCCTGGTCCTTGGAGACGGCGAACATCGGGGCGTTCGGGTGAGCCATCAGCTTGCGCATGTGCTCGCGCACGTTCAGCGACTGGGTCATCGACCCGCCAAGGATGGTTACGTCGATGTCGGAGACGAACGCCTTGACCAGGCCAAGGACCGCCAGAGCCAGGGACTTTCCAGATCCTCTGGATGCGTACCAGACAGCAAAGTTGGGCTCTCGGCCAAAGAAGGCGTGGGCCACGGCCTCGAAGGGGCTGATGTGATTAGGACAAACACTGACCCGTGGGAGCTCGATGCCGAACATCGACTTGATGAGCCACCAGAGCTCCTCGTCATTCTGCGGCGCCCGTGGCAGTACCAGACCCGAGTGTCCTGCCCGAGCCACCGTCCCTGGCGCTGCCATCCATTCCTCCATTACTGCGGCCCCCGGTACCACCAGCGGAGGTTAAGGTACCGGGGACCTGCTCAGGACCAGGATCGGCCGCCTTCGTTGTCAAGAAGGACCCAGCTCTTGGCCTCATTGTAGGTACGAAGCCAAGCTTTACGCTGATCAGGCTCGCCATCGCCGGTGAACAGCCAAAGTCCCGCAGCACGCGCCAGCTTGGGGTGACTCTCGATCCACCCATGACATCCCCTCGTCCCGTCTCCGCAGACTGCCAGCAGGTTGGCCGGCAGCCACAGTCCGCCATGACTCCGCTTGCGCCGATGGTGCACTGTGCTGGCTTGTCCCAGACACACGTCAGGGACGAACGCCTCACAGATGTTATCGGAGCGCTGTGACACCAGTGACCTGGCCCAGCGCTCGTTAGCTACTGGCCTTCTCGTCCTGACCGTTGACGACATGCTTCATCTCCACGTCTGGTCGGCACTCACAGAAGGCAGGTCCGGGCCAGGTGTAGGCACCAGGTGCCACCGGGGTGGCGGTGATGACACGCTCCGCCTCGAACCAGGTGCATTCGGAGTTGGTGCAGATGACGATGCGCTCTGGATATGGGCTCATGAGAACAAGGTATCGCACCGTCCTGCTGCGTCTATGTGTAGTTGACGGTTCTATGAGTTCCTCGATATAATTACCATATGCCCCTGGGTGGGGTGTGCCCGCAGCCGGAACCTGCAGCACGCCCCCAGGGGCTTTGTCATGTCCGGATGTAAACCACCATAAGGAGAATTGCCGTGGTAACAGCAACGAAGAAGACAGCAAGCAAGCCAAGCAAGCCAGCCAAGCCGCCTGAGTCGACCTTGGTTAACCCGACACCCGCACAGGTGATCAACCTGACCAGGGTCAGCGCCGAGACCATCCTGGTCCCGGTTACCGGGCACACCCCGCTGATTGTCAACAAGTTCACCGAGAAGGCCAAGCGGATGATCTTGGATGCGCAGCAGGGAATCAAGAAGCCGCGGGAGCTGCGTGACCCCGAGGCCGAGTACGACGCGGCGTTCTACCGCACTGACACCGGTTACGGGTTCCCGGCCACAGCGTTCAAGCTCGCCACCATCGGAGGTGCTCGCTACTACGGCGGACAGATCAAGATGACCGAGCTGCGGCAGTTCATGTTCTTCCATGGAGTCTTCATCGCCAGCGAGCTGATGGAGCTGACTGAGATCGAGTCCGAGGAGGAGCCGACCATGCGCGAGGACATGGTCGGGCTGCCGATGAACAAGACCGACCTTCGCTACCGGCCGCAGTTCTGGCCGTGGTCGGCCACCCTGAAGGTCACCTATGTCAAGAGCTCCATCACCAAGGACTCGGTTGTCTCACTGATCGAGGCCGGCGGGATGGGCGTTGGCGTGGGTGAGTGGCGTCCGGAGAAGAAGGGCAACTTCGGTACCTATGGCGTCGACATGGACAAGGAGATCGTGATTCTGTCATGAGCAAGCCGCTGCGAGACGTGCTCGCACAGATCTACGCAAAGCACGGGTTCCTGTCCAAAGAGGTAGTCCTTGCAGAGTCCACACCGAGGAACGCGGACTTGCATGACCGGTTCGAGTGGGACGACAAGGCTGGTGCTCATGCCAACCGGCTGCACCAGGCTGGCCGGATGATCAGGAGTGTCAAGGTCGTCTACAAGGAGCCCACCGGCAAGAACGAGCCGGGAACTGTGAGGGCTTGGACCTCCTACACCGCACCGGAGTCCAAGCCGGTGTACATGCCTACCGAGACGGCAATGGCCGACCCGTTCATCAAGGAGTTCACCCTTCGCAACATGAGGCGTGAGTTCCTGGCTCTCAAGCGCAAGTACGGCCACATGGAGGAGTTCGCATCCATGCTGGCAGGCGGCCAGGACGAGCAAGAGGCCGTCTAGCATCACCGACACGGCATGGTATGTCAGGGTGTCGCGTGCCAGGGCAGGGTAGAGCATGGCTTGGCAGGCCAGGTACGGCGAAGCGGAGCTTGGCACGGCGAGGCTGGGTATGGCATGTCAAGGCAGGCAGGGCACGGCTATGCATGTCCAGTCCCGGTTTGGCGTGGCAAGGCAAGTCTCGGCACGGCAGGCACGGCGAATATGGCGGAGCTAGGCGCGTCAGGGCGTGTCAAGGCAGGCGAGGCGTGGTTGGTCCCGTCGAGGCTTGGCGTGGCCTGGCAGGCGTGGCAGGGCATTTCAGAGCAGGGCTAGGCAGGGCATGGTAGGTCGTGGCAGGCGAAGCGTGGTCTGGCATGCCGAATCCGGGTACGTCCGAGTGCGGCAAGGCGCGGCAGGCAAGGCACGTTCCGGTTAGGCAGGCATGGTCTGGCAACGCGTGACGTGGCGCAGTACAGTGCGTCCCGGTCCGGTCTGGTACGTCCAGGTAAGGCAGGCATGGTTGGGCTTGGCACGTCTGGGCTTGCTGCGGTGTAGCAGGGTCCGGTGTGGCAAGGCAGGCTCGTTCAGGCTTGTCCGGGTACGTCGTGGTTTGGCTCGTCAAGGCAGGCAAGGCTTGGCAGGTGTGGCTCTGCTTGTCAGGGCGAGGCTTGGCATGGTGTGTTGCAGCAAGGCAGGCACGTTCAGGCCCGGTGAGGCTTTGCGAGGCCAGGCATGGCAAGTTGCGGCAGGTGAGGCTGGGTTCGTCAAGGCAAGTCATGGCATGGCTAGGCGTAGCAGGCAGCGTTGGGCAGGGCGCGGCGTGGCTTGCCACGGCTCGTCAAGGTGGTGCGGCGGGTCAGGTATGTCACTGGCCCGCCGTACTTTTACCCTATGAGAGGAGGAGACATGAAAGAGGACCAGTTCACCAACACGCCAGAGGATGCAGCCAAGTACGAGGCAGTGCGCTACCAGGCCGTCTACGACTGCTGGGAGCCGACGCTGGCCGACTTGTACGAGGTGCCTGACGACGACGTGCCTGACGAGCCGCACCAGCTGCTGCAGCCGTACGAGGTGATCGACAATGAGAGCCCCGCGTAAGCACGGCACACTGGCAATGCGGACTCGCGGCGAGTGCAAGACCGACCCGTGCGATGCGTGCCTGAAGGCAGGACGACGTGCAGGCAAGCGTCAGCGAACCCTGCATCTGATGGGCCGCAAGCCGTACGTGCCCACCGACAAGGCCTGCCAGCATGTGCGAAGTCTGCTGGACGCCGGCATGAGCATCCGCGAGATCGAGGCGTCGTCTGGGGTGAACCGCACATCCATCCGGGTCATGCTTGGTGAGTTCCCGGGCCGCCCTGCATCCAAGGGGATACGTCCGAAGACCGAGGCTGACCTGCTGGCCGTAAAGGTGAACCTGGGATCCCTGCCAGGTGGCACGGCAACCGTAGACGCCATCGGCACCCGCCGGCGCCTGCAGGCGCTTGCTGCGATCGGCTACACCAATGCCTACCTTGCCGGCCGGCTTGGAGCCGGGCCTACCTCGCCGCTTCAGATTGCACGCAGGTCACGAGTTCGGGCAGGCACGGCAAGGGACGTGGCAGCCCTGTACGCCGAGCTGGAGAACACCCACGGCCCTAGCACCCGGGGAGCGATGAACGCTCGTGCCAGGGGCTGGCTGACCCCGGCATGGTGGGACGCAGACACCATCGACAACCCGAACATCATCCCGGCCGGGATCTACCAGTACCGGGCAGGCGGGAAGCTGTCTGACGCCGCCGACGCCCCGCGTGAGGCCAGGGTCCACCTGCTCATGGAGTCAGGCATGTCCCGGGCAGCGGTGGCCGAGGTGCTCGGTGTTCCCATCCGATACGTGTCAAGAGACATCCTCAACAGCAGGGAGAGCACATGAAAATCGAGATCAAGCACGAGGGACCTTCAATCGAGACGGTGGTGCTAGTCGACGGTGAGAACATCGCCGGCTCGCTGACTGGGCTGTCTGTCTCTATAGGAGCGAGCCAGGCGGCAACCGTGAACCTGGAACTGTTCATAGGAGATATCAGCATCCTGCTGACCGATCCGAAGGTTGTAGTCGACGAGAGCACGATCAACACCCTGAAGCTGCTGGGCTGGACACCACCTGTCCAGGACAAGACAAAATCTGTCCAGGACAGCTACACCTGCCCGTTCTGCAACATGACCAGCAACAATCCGCACGATGTAGAAGCGTCTTACTGCGGCAACTGTTACCGGTACGGGATCGACTGATGACCTACTTCCTCGGCGACCCACGCGAGCCCGACTGCATCCACAGCCTCAACTACAGCACTCGGCAGCCAGCCAGCGCGTGTCGCATCTGCAAGGACGGCCCAGACATACTCGCATGGAAAAAGTACTGGGACGAACACCAAGACCTCATCCCCGACCGATACAAGGAGACCCCATGAGCGAGCAAGAGGAGAATAACCAGGTTGACCTGCGCGACTACCGTGACGCGCTGAACAGGATCCTTTCCGATGCCGGCTTGTGGACATCAGGCCTTGACGGGGTGCGTTCGCTGCTTTCCCAGCGTGACGCGAGCATGAGAGCCCTTGACGACGCGCGGGCTCGCATCACCCGTCTGGAGCGGACTAGCAGCATCGCTATCTACGACAAGTCGATCCGTGAGCTGAAAGACCGTGCCAGTGACCTGAGCGACCAGCTGAACACCGAGCGCAACAAGAACATCGAGCTGCGTGCTTCTCGTGACAGGTTCCAGAAGAACCATGCAGAGATGCACCGGGTCAACACCGACCTGGTCGACGAGAACCGGAAGCTGGTCAGACAGCTCTCCCAGTCAAGTGAGTACAACGGTGAGCTGCGGGCCCATGTCCAGCGGGCAGAGGAAGGACTGAGCCTGGTGGTGAAAGAAGGGCCAGACGGAGACCCCAACGCACGCAGCATCCACAGCTACCTGCGCTCCATCATGGCCGAGTCCAAGCTCACCACATCGCTGCTTTCCCGAATCGCAACAGATCTGGAGACCAAGACATGAGCGTCGAGAAACGCATCGAGGTCTGCGACATGCTGACCAAGAACATGGAGAAGGCGATGATCAAGATGACCTCTGGGCCCGGGGCGATCACCGTCGACCAGGTAGCCGACGCGATGGTTGCCGTTGCAGCCGGGGTTAGCGGGCTGGCAATGACCCTGAAGAACCAATATGAGCAGGAGCAGTCATGACACCGAAGGAGCACATGGACGAGGCCGACCGGCTGCTGAAGCGGGCTGAGGAGTTCGTGGTCACCAACGCGATGGCCTCCAGGGAGCTGGCTGACCTGGCCATGAAGCACGTCGAGATGGCACGGGTCAACAGCACCTGGGCAGAGGAAAAGAGGAACGTGCCATGACTCCGCTAGAGCACTGGTATACCGCTGAGCGGCTGCTGGCCGAGTGCGAGCATCTAGCGCTGTCCTGGCCAACACAGTCAGAGGCGCTTAACTCCACGGCCTGGGCTCACATCGAGATGGCCCGGGTCGGAGCCAAGCTCGGCTACGAGATCGGCCTGAAGGACCCGACAATCCCGCTTCTTCCAACCGGCGTCACGGTAAGAGATGACCCGCCAGACAGGGACTTGTGATGAACGACCTGGCGTCACTGGTCTGCCTGCTCATCGTAGGCATCCTGATCTACGGCTACCTCAAGGTAGTCAGGCGCCAGCACCGCCGGTACAAGATTGAGAGGTCCCTGCGCAAGGGAGTGGCCGACATGCCCAACTACGAGCTGAGCGACATCGAGTGGGAGGACGACTACAACGTCACTGTCAGCGTCAAGCGAATCGAGGACACATGAGCCTGTACTACAACCGCGCCGGCGAGCCGATCGGGCTAGAGGAGTGGGCCAAGGAAATGGATACCAGCGAAGGAGGTATAGGTGGCCGCAGGGTTGCCGAGGACACGATAGAGATAGACGGCTTCAAGGTCTGGGTGTCAACTGTCTGGCTTGGCACCGACATGAGCTTCGGGAGCGGCCCGCCGATCCTGTTCGAGACCGTGGCCTTCGACCAGGACGACTGGGACTTCCGCAACGCGTGGCGCAAGGAGCACGGCTGGAACAACACTCCTCCAAAGCGGGATGTCTGGCCGCACGACCAGGAGGAGGAGCGCTGGCACACCGAGAAGGAGGCGCTGGCCGGGCACAGAAAAATTGTGGAGGCCATCCTGGACCACACCTACCACACCGACCAGGAGGACTCATGAGCAGCAACGACATCGTCAACTACATGCAGGACCTAGGCCTGATCATCCTGTCCATCGTCTGCGTCCTGCAGACCAGCCAGGTATCAAGGCTGAACAAGAAGGTGCTGGACCTGGAGTACCCGCAGTACAAGGGCTGGACCCACGCCGACTTCGAGGCGCACAACAAGGTAGTGGAGGATCAGATCAAGAAGATGCGGTCAGAGGCTACCTGGCTGACCGGGACAAGGCCAGACGATGAGCCTTAGCCGCAAGTGCGAGAGCTGCGGGCACAGGTTCAAGTCGACCTGGACCGACGAAGAGGCGGAGGCGGAGTTCACCAAGAACTTCGGCTACCCGAGCCGTGAGGCCACCGACACCTCTGTGGTCTGCGACAGGTGCTACGACCACCTGCTGACCGGCAACGCTCTGATCCAGTCTCGAGACGCAATCAAGGAGGCGCTGAAGATGATCAATGGGTATGAGATGCGCAACCTGGAACAGGTGCTGAACAGAGGACTGG